TTTTGACATTCAGCAATTGTTTTGTGCCGACATCTGTTGCGAAATGATCCAGCAGATCAGCGAGTATGCTAAAGAGTTTGACCTTGGAGTGGAAGATTTGTTCCAACTACGTAAGTTCAACATTCAAGGCGAATGGGAGTTGTATGTGTTTGATAATGTAGCATCACCTCGCATTACAAAACTTTTAAAGATAGTGAAGGAAAAGGAGGAGCAACGACAACGGGACAGCGACGACGAGGACGAAGCGTCGTGGAAGAGGGAAAAGGAGATTACCAAGATTGAGGAGCAGATTTCCAAGATTGACGAGTTTTACGCCCCAAAGGAGGGAATGGGTGGTGTGCTGGATGTGGGAACTAACAAGGAACAGATTTTACAGAGAAAGTTGTTCTTGTTGATGGGGGAGGATACGAGAATGACTTGCGGTTGTTGTAAGGGTGATTGTATGTGGGAAAACGACTACGAACCCTTTAACAAAATCAAGCGTGAGTGGTTGGACTTGGTGATTGCTCGTGGAATGTTCCCTAATGTTGATTGGAAAAAAAAGAGCATCTCATTCACCCCCATCGCCGAGATGATGAAAGATGAATGGAACAAGCAGAACCCCGTTTGGTAAAGATAGAGAAGGAAAAGTAGAGTAGAAGTAGAGTAGAAGTAGAGTAGAAAATCTTAAAAATGTAATCCATACTAAACAATTAATTTGTCTCCCAACCAAACAATATCTTTTTTTAATCCAATCTTGTAGCAGTAGTAGAAGCAATCAAAGTTACAAGCATTCTTCCAACCTTCAACTGGTTTGCCGTCTATCTGTTTCAAAAAGTGTATTCGTTTTCTCGGTATGATTATCTGTAGTCCGCAGTCTTTATAGTTCTCCCGAAAGTAGGAGGTGTTGATTTTGGACGAAGGCATTATAATGATGAATGGTTTGTCAAGTTCCTTCAATCGTTTCATTACTGCTTTGCTTTTAGAAAAAGGGGGATTGGATACGATTATTTCGCCCCTGTCTTCTTCAAAAAAATCAATCGGTTCGTGGATCACATCAAACCCCATTTCGGTTAAATGCTTTCCACTCGTTCCGTCGCCGTAGAATGCCTCCCAAATAATCTTGCCCTTTGGTATGTGTTCGGCGATGTCTTCCCAAGCGTGTTTCGGGGTCATATAATCATCGTGCTTCAAGAATGTCTTTGTATGAAAACCCGCCATTTACATTAGTTTAGATTATAATAATCCATACTAAACAATCTGCGAATGGCGGAGTGGCGAAGGGGCAACGCCATTTCTGTCATTCAAGAGTTTTCTCTATAAAAGCACATATGCCTTTTTTTTTTCTAATTCAGCAGAAAAAAGATGGAGGGGTGTCTTTTTGTTTTTGGGTTGTTGTTTTTCATCGCCACTCCGCCACTCCGCCACTCCGCCACTCCGCCACTATTAAGTAAAAAGGTATGTATGTATGTATATATATCTTTTATAGTGGCGTAGTGGCGTTAGTTATTACATTCAAAGAGTTTCCATACGGGGATTAGGGTTTGCCCTTTTTATTCTACAGAAAAAAATAAAAAGGACAGGTGTTTCTTGGAGAAAACTTTTGACCGACGCAAATGGCGTTGCCCTTTCGCCCCTCCGCCATTCGCAACTCAAGAAAACCGAACCTTAAAAAGTCCCCTCCAAGTAGGAGTAAAAATCAATCCGTTCTTCTACCTTTTCTAAAAGTGGATTAATATTCTTAAAAATAATAAAGAAATATCGCCCCCGCCATTTTTTAACACCGCAAACAATTATCTTATAAACATACACACCTTTTTCTTTCAGTTTTTTTAGTCTTAAAGGTGTTAAGGCAGACAAACAATTGTCGTTCGCCAAAAAAGCAAATCCCTTTTTTGTTTTCCCAGCAAATTCCTCCGCCAACCTGTAAAAAGCGTTTATCCGTTTTCCATCGTTGTTTTCAAGACGAAATGGCGGGTTAGTTACTATCCAGTCTATATGTGTTTCATCTAAATTAATGGTTGTATAGTCAGTCCCATCTTGTATTTCAGTTCGTATAATAGTCGCTTCGGGTGGAAATGCTTTTATCCAAGCACCTTCTCCAGCAAAGGGTTCAAAAAAAGTGTCGCTGGGGTTATAGTCAGGCAAGTGTTTTATTAGTTCCTTACAAAGGGGTTCAGGCGTTTGGTGAAAAAAATAGGGTTCGTCTTTCGGCATATAATAGAACAATATTTTTATTTGCTAAATCTAAAATTAATGTAAATAATCTTAAAACCGATTAAACAATCCAAATAGCAACCAAAGCGTCGGCAGGTAGTCCCGATTGTTTTTTCTCGTCGCTTATCATCTTCAAAAAGCGGGTCAAATTCATACCCATCTCCATCAGGCACATCGCCCTCAACACCGTCCATCGTCCGCAAGTATTAATCCCTTCTTTCAACTTTTGTAGGCGTTTCTTGTTGTAGATGAGTTTATACCCACTTGAATTCTTCATCAGTTCAGTAACAAAGTTTTCGTTCTGCCCGAGCATCACATTCATCGCTTTATTCAACATATTCTTCTGTCTGTCGGGATAGTAGGCATACGAATTGAACCACTCTACCGTTTTGTCATACTTCAATAGGATACAAAAATGTCCGTGCTGGGGTTGGTCTTCTATCAATAGAATAACAAAATCTTTCTCTTTGGGTAGCAACTCGTCAATCGTTTTGTAGTTGGCGAGTTCGGCATACTTCATTATCTTTGTCCCTTCTCCTAAAATCTGTTTAATTTGAGCGTCTGTCATCGTTTCTCCAACTCGTTTCATTATCGCATCTTCACTTAACTGAAGGTTTGGTTGGCGAATTGGTTTCAAAAAACGCTCTGTATCAACCATTTACTATAGTGATAGATAATTATTCTTTTTAATTCAACTAATTTAGGAAAATAACAAATTAAATGTTTAGGAATAATCTAAATATAAAGAAATAAAATCTAATACTTATATATAGAATGGTGAATTACGAGAACGACTATGTTTGGGGGGAGGGACAGCAAAGGCGATTGTTTAACATTTTGGAACAGAAATGGAACGGCATCATCGGGCAACCGAGGTTCGCAAAGTATGATTTCATCAGCGAAACTACGAATATTGAAATGAAGAGCAGAAAGAACCTTTACAAGAACTCTTACGACACCACACTCCTTACGATGAATAAAATAACCAACACCAAAAAGGACACCATCTTTGTATTCAACTTTGTCTTTGATGTGTTGAGCGACTTTTGCGAAGTCTATTACATCAAATACGACAAAGAGCGGTTCAGCAAATATGCCGTCGCACCATTCTCTCGTGCTAAACTTAAAAACGATGAGAAAGACTACATCTACATACCAGTCAGCGACCTAACCTTTTTATACCGAGATGATGTAAGCAAAGGAAAATGTTTGTTGTTGAACCGCCCATCTTTGTTACAATCGGTTTAATTAATCTAATTTTTAAAATTAAAATCTAAATTAACTGTATAATGAACCAGATAAATGAATCTTATTTAGAAAGACTGATTGGCGAACTCCACACCGCCGAGAACGAAGCGTTTTCAAAGCAACAGCAGAACCATCAAGCACCCACAGGCAAACTCATTCTTCACAACCCCCGCCTTGAGAAGTTGAATGAGAGAAAGGTTAAGACCATCTCGTCTTTGAAATATACCGCAAAAACTTTAAAGACTATTTTAGAACAAATACAATACGAAATTGACAACCCCAAAATTAAATTGAATAATTAATTATCTTGTAGTATTGTATAAATATGCCTAATCGCTGGATAGAATACGTCAAGAAATTCGCAAGGGAGAACAATATGACCTATGGGTGTGCGTTGAGCGACCCTGTGATGAAAGCAGGATACAAAAAAATACCCAAGCGAACTCAAAAGGCAGAGCGAGAGCAAATGGGTGCGGAAGACAGCGACGCACCTGCTCCTCCGCCTGACCCCGAGATTGCGAAACGAGCGAAAAAGGTGGAACGAGCGAGGGTCGCAAGAGAAGGCATCAAAAGGAAGATGGACGAACGGGTTGCGATGGGAAAAGAAGATGTTAATGTAGCAAAAAAGAAGAAGAAAAGGGTTGCTAAAAAGAAGATAAAATTGGTTTTAGTAGAAGACGACGACGACGGCGAAAAATTATCGGGCAAAGGAAACGTGGGTTTGAGTTGTTCTAATTTAAGTGAAAAAGAAAATAAAATCGCAGAAAAAGAAATAAAACGTAGGGCAGACCAAGTGGCGAAAAAAAATAAAAAAGAAAATAAAATCTTTCCAGCAGACCCAGAGTTTGATGAGTCACGGAAAAAGCATTTGGAAATATATGTTGATCCGTATTCAAAAAAAATGGAAGGCAAAGGAACTGGTGCTTCTACGATG